AGACCAAGCAGAAGATGGTACTGCGACTCAGCCAATCTCAACTTCGCATGAATCAAATACCTCAAACGAGAATGATGGGTACGAACTTTACAAAGCTACATGTTCTTTCATCGCTAGAGAGAACCGCAAGGAAGCACGTAAAGCAGGCGTTGATATGGAAATGCTCGATGACTTAAGTAAGGAATATCGTGAGAAAAGAGCACAGCAGTCAAATACGTATCAAAATCCAAACGTAAGCGAAGAGAATACTCAGCAGTCTCATAATTATCAAGAGGAAAAAGAATCTCTATTCGCTCGTTTTTCAGCTAGCAGGAAAGAGGATCCAGTGATTGCCTACGCTAAAGTGTATATTTGGGAGCAATCACAGAACTATGCTGCTGTTAATGCAAAACTTAATTTACCACCATCGCCATTTAAAAAACCCGAAGACATCTCAAACGAAGAAGGCTGTAAAAGAGTAGAAGCATGGCGACGCTCTTCAGTTGGCCAAGAATGGTTTCACCACCAATGCCGAAAAGGTCGATTAATGAAATTTCATAATCCATATGCTTCACTATAGATGATGATCTGGGGGTGTCAGTATGGTGCTGCCCCCCTTTGAAGACGATACTCGTCGCTGACGATAATCGTCAACTTTCCAACCCTATCTTTATGTGCTATATATAAAATTATGACGATAATCGAACTGTGTGCCATACTATTTAAAGGGAGTATTGCAATGTCACACTCAAGCGATAAAGATTCAAGACCGTTGCTCTATGTCTTAACTGGAGATCCAAAACCGTTAGCCCGCTGTAGAATATCTAGTAAAACTGGAGGCCGACGCTGCTACGATTCTCAGAAAGAAATCAAATTAATTGCCTCAATTAGCTTGACCTCTCAGCACAATGGCCGACCAGAATACCAAGGACCTTTGCGCATGGATATAGTCTATTATTTTCATATAGCAAAAACCCGTGTAAATGAAATCAAAGAAAATGATTATATGTACTATCGTCCGGACGTAGATAACCTGGAAAAAATGACGTTAGACTTGTGCGTAGATGCAGGGTTATTTCACGACGATTCACTCGTTAGTGAAGTGTTTAAGAAAAAAGTGTACTCTAATAATCCACGAACCGAATTTACTATCAGGGAGTTGAATGGATAATTACCGAAAAGGTCGAAAAATAGACTCATGGAGTGATAAAGCGTTGTTTTTTGCTTGCATAATGTTTCTTGTCGCTTTTTTAATAGGGCCAATAACCTACTATTTGCCAGATTCCAGTTTGTTTATAATTTCATTATCTGTTTATTTAAGTATTTTAAGTTTAATATTATTTTGTGTCTGTAGCTGTGTCGCAATTTATTATTATAATAAAGGTTGATAATGGCAAAGATTAATAAGCCTAGCACGAAAACAAAAAAGGAGCCTAACCGTTTCATTCCTAAAAGGACCTGGGGTGAACTGCGTGAATACTATGATCTAATGACGGGAGAAGGGAGGCCAGGTAAGACCCCAGACGCATTTATTGCAGACGTTTGTGATGATCTTTATGAATGGGCTACCAAGAATAAGGGTATTGCTGTACGTGTAAATGAGTTTTGCGATGATTATAAAGCGCCCCGAAAGTTTTTAGATAAATACCCTTCAATTTGGCCTCTTCTTAATGAAGCTAAAGACGAAGCTAAGGCTATTCTAGGCGATCGTAATTATCGTAAAGCTGTAGAGGGTAGTTATGTATGGCCTGCTGTTAGACATACGCTTTATCAATTTCATAAAGATTTCAAAGATGCAGAAGAGTTTCATGCAGATCTCAAGGCTAAAGAGAAGGACGCTGTTGCGACTAAGTTGTTTGGCGAGATTTTTGATGCTAGAACAAAAACTGGTAAAGATAAGAAAGATGCTTAAATTGCCTATTGAAGTCCAGATAAAACTCAATCAATTCAAACCGCGAGAATATCAAGAAGGTATAATAAATGCCCTTGAGAGAGATAATTTTAAGAAGATATTTACTATTTGGCCTAGAAGAAGTGGAAAAGATTTTACGATCTTCAATTTAGTAATTAAAGCGGCATTGCGAAGAGTTGGTAGTTATTTTTATTGTTTACCTACGTTTAAGCAAGCACGTCTCGTAATTTTTGATTCTATAACGATAGATGGTAAGCGGTTTTTAGATTTTATCCCATCAGAGCTTGTATATAAGAAGAATGTTCAGGAGATGAAGATTACGCTTATTAATGGATCGATTATACAGTTTATTGGGTCGGATACGTATGATACTTCTCTGGTTGGGACTAATCCAGTGATGGTTATATTCTCCGAGTATGCACTTGCTGATGATAGAGCTTATAAATTTGTTAGGCCTATTTTGAATGCTAATGATGGGGTTGTTATAGTATGTTCAACACCACGTGGTCATAATCATTTTCACGATTTGTATCAAATAGCAAAACATAGTCCTGAGTGGTATTGTCAGAAATTAACGATTGATGATACAGCTCATATTTCAGTTGAGCAGATCAAAAGAGAAATACATAATGGTGAGATGTCTGAAGAGTTAGCCCGTCAAGAATATTGGACGGACTTCTCGATGGGTATAGAAGGTTCTTATTACGGTCGTTATATAGATAAGATGCGGTTAGAGAATAGAATATCGGAAGTTCCTTGGGAGCCTGCATATCCAGTTCATTGTAGTTTTGACCTGGGCATGAAGGATTCTACTTGTATTGTCTTTTTTCAGATTATTGGATCTGTTATACACATAATAGATTGTTATGATAACCATTCTCAAGGACTTGAGCATTATGTTAATCATTTACATTCTAAACCATACACATATGGCAAAATATTTGCCCCTCATGACATACAAGTGCGTGAACTTGGTACTGGTGTATCCCGATTAGAGAAGGCACGTTCTCTGGGGCTTAATTTACATATTGCACCTAAATTGAGTGTTCTTGATGGAATTGAAGCAGTTCGTTCTATGTTGCCCAAATGCTGGATAGATGAAAAGAAATGCGCGAGATTGATTAAAGCTCTTGAGAATTACCGTAAAGAATACGATCATAAACGCAAAGTATATAACGAAAAGCCGCTCCATAACGAGCATAGCGATTTTTCTGACGCAACACGTTATATGGCATTATCATTGCCTAAATGTGGTAAAGGGAGTTCGCCAGAAGAATTAGAGAGGCGTTATCAAGAGACACGCTACGGAACTCAACATGATCTGCCACGGCCTTTTAGAGAGACACCATATTAAGAAGGAGTAAGAAATGTCATTAATAGATGCAGGTAACTATAATGTTCATTTCAATGAGTTTTATTATATTTTGCAGCTTATTGTATTAAGTATATTCCTTTTTCTTGTTATTATTTTGGGATATATAGCGTATAGACGATTGCGATCTTCACAACAAGTTTATGAGATAGATGATCTTGCAAAAAAGATAGATGATAATTTAAAAGATCTTATGAAGAAATTTGCAGCTTATGCACATAACCTTGATGCTATTAATTTGGTTATGGGTGTAGAAGATAAAGTTCGATCTCGTTATTACAAAGAGATGATACCTCTTATGAAACGTTTAATACCTCATGAAGATTGGATTTATTTACATTGTCAGGCTATTGATATTCAATGCTGGGAAAAATATAAGAAAGAATTAAGAAAAGATTTACCAACATGATCTACCACGGCCTTTTAGAGAGACACCATATTAAGAAGGGAAAGTTATGAAAAATATATGGCGCAGATTTAATAGCAACAGTATTTCTGATATTATGCCTGAGATGAATGAGAGTTATATTGTCATTTTAAAGAGTAATAATAAATATCTAGGGGCAGCAGGAAATTGGTCATTGCATAATGGTTGGACAATTTCTTCCTATAGTTTAAATGAATCATTGCATGAGGATTTAAAAAGAGCCTGTAAAGTTGTTTATTGGTTAGATTATGAAATACCTGTAAATTTAGATGCTGTAGACTATTTTGAGACTGTATTAGGCCAAACACAGGTAGAGATTGAATCTTTTTATGAGGATATCGACATGGGTTTATTGTTAAAGATTATTGATAGGCTTGATTCTCGAAAACTACAGATAGAAGAATCATCACCGAGAGATATAATAACTGGACAGTAACTAGTAACTGTCAGAAAGCATGAAGTCTGGTATTTTTTAACCCTTTATTAAATAATTAAAACTCATTTATGTAGGTTTAGTTTGTCAGGCTTCATGACTGATTTGAGAGGATGATGATGGAAATGAAACTATATAAGGATGGGTCCCTAGAAAATAAAAATAATATGGAGTGGATCTCGGTTAAAGATAGACTCCCGGGATCAATATCTAACCATGTACTTGTTTATAGAAAAGGTAAAAAGCCTGAGATGGCTTACTTTTTGCATACAGAGAAGTTTTATAGTTTTACAATTGGTTATGATGTTGGGCAAACGTGGTCTCCTGAATACTGGGCACGTTTGCCCAAACTAGAAGACATTACTGAAATTGATTCAATTTATTATCAGTTAATATGGTTGTTACAGAATTTACCTGGAGAAGATAAAGAATTAATATGAAGTGGAATAAGTTCCCTGATGTGGAGCCACCAATGGGCAAAGATGTGATATAGCAATCTATGGGAAATATGATTATTTTACAGGTTAAACCTGTTTAGTTGTAATATTGTGGATACTAAAGTTGCGTCATTCATATTTCCCTAATTTCATAAACTTCTTGGTGTTTAGGTAAAACCTTTTCTAGACTCTTTCTATACATATGTGTAAATGACAATAATTATAGATAAGGGATGCCAATGTTATTTTCTGAGTCATCTCAATACCAAGATCCTAAATATCGTTCCATCATAGATTTAATGGATCGTAGCTATACAGAGGCGATTACGATTAACCAGGTCTATTGGGGACAGGCTGACACTGACTTGCGTTTTTATTGTGGTGATCAAGATGCATGGCGAGCAATCTATGCAGGGATGCCATTTAATCAGAGTAAATCATTCAATTTCAACCGTATTCAGCGTATAAGCAATATGATCTCGGGTAAGCAACGACAAGATAGGAAATCTATCACGTTTACGCCCATTGAGAATTCTGATGAAGCTACAGCAGATCAGTTCACTAAGATATTCATGTGGTTAGACAAGCAAGAAGGTATATTAGAATCTGTTTCTGATGCCTTTGAGGGTGCTCTTATTACTGGAATGAATCTTATACAGGTCTGGATGGATTATCGTAATGATCCGATAAGTGGAGCGATAAAAGTTGATAATTGTGCCTACAACAGCTTTCTTATTGATCCTTACTTTAGGAAACAAGATCTATCAGACTGTAATTACATTTGGAAGAGAACATATTTAACGGCAGCTGAATGTATATCATTGCTTCCGGACAAGAAAGAAGATATTGAAGGTTTACGGGGAACGGGAAATAAAGATGGTAAGTTCCAGTTTATGCCTGAGAATTACCAAGCTGACTTTAATAAATTACTTACGTACGATGAGTTTTACTACAAGACATATCGCAAACAGAAGATGCTTGTAGATACAGAGACTGGAGAGACTCTTGAGTGGACATCCGATGACGATGAGAAGCTTAAACAGTTTAAAGCTATGTATCCACAAGTTGACACTGTAGAATGCATGGTTCCTACAGTTAATTTAGCAATAGT